ATAATTTTCTCCTTTTGTTATGTCTGTTGTAGTTTTGCAGCCATCGGACTTATGCTAGGCACTACTAACCTAAAATTTAAAAGCAGCAGACTTTTCACCGGTCTGCCAGCGGCTTTTTGTGTTACTCTGCGACAGCGGCGGTGTCTTCACCGGAGTCTTCATCAGCGTCCCCGCAACCACTCATAAGAGCGCATGCGGCGATTAGTACAACGTACTTCATAATCCCTCCTTTGGATAAAAATGTGGCAGAGTATTTTAACCCCGCTCTGCCATCGGTACCAAACGCACCTAGTTACTATTAGCCACTCATCAATTCATCAAAGGCACGGTCTACATCGCTTTTTGCATTTGCGGCGCCGTACTTGGCTTTCTCAGATGAACGACTTTCTGCGGAAGAACTTCCGGAAAGCTGCTCATCGAGAATTGCGTCGACCTGGGATGCACTAAGACGCTCAAAAAGGTTGTCAAAGTCGGGCATGCGATCGAGGAGGGCAGGGACCGCATCCCCATCTTCCAGGAGGGTGGACGTGTTTCGACGCATCTTTAGGTTTGTCTGAGGATATGCTCCAGGCTTAGTAGGCTTCGTATAGGTGAGGGTAATGTCCGTTCCCTCGTTGATGTCGGTAACATCGCCATATTCGGGATCCAGAATGTATCCCAAAAGAAGCTCGTAAGCCTGTTTTCCGTAGCCGTAGACCTTAATTCCCTCGTCTTCACGACCACGCACAACAACAGGCGAGAAATAGCGAGTACGCACAAAGAGTGACTTTGCGAGCTTCTTGCTCTCTTCGTCGTTGTTGTCTACTCCCTCGCGCCAAAGCGAAGAAGCAAATTCACATACGGGGCAGTTCTCGCCAAAGTTGCGCTTTGGACAGAGGATACCTCCGCGATGCTCGCCCACATTATAGTGGAAGAACATTTCTTTAAGCGGATCGCCATCATTTGTCGGCACAATCCGAATGTCGGTGTCGCCCTCATCTGGTCTAAACCAGACAGAGTTCTCACTCTTATTTCCTTCGCCGCGAAGGGTTGCGAGCTTACGTCGCATTAGTTCCATATCGATTCCCATTTTAGTTTTCTCCTGTTGTTGGGTAAAGTATATCAAGCGTTCCTTGATATCTAATGTAACACACTCAATTTAGCTTGTCAAGTGTAGTTTTGTATTGCGTTAGTGTGGGCAACGCAGAGCCCAAAGTCATCGTGTTCTGTTTCATAGATTGCGTAAGAAATTCTGCGAAATGCATTTCTAGGTTTTTCCTTTAGCATGTCAACTATTCTCTTGTGCAATCCTCCTTCTTTTTCTAATCTGTCCTTATTGATACATAAATAGTAACATAGATCGCGCTCCATGTCAAGCTCATAAAGCCATTTTTCTTCAAGATTTTTTACATCTAAAATTCCATAAGTTCTAATGCGATTTATGTCGAGAGGTTTCGCCGTCATGCCGATTTCCGGCTCTGCGTGCGTAAAATAATTTATGTAATGAACCGTCGAAAAAATTGAATCATTAATTTTATCATAATATGTTTTAATGGGAATGTTTCCTATCGATTTCTCAATCATAACATTTGAAATCGGTGTAAATGAATTTAACAATCCCGATCTCGCATATTCCTGAAGCACGCTAAATACCACCTTGTCCAGGAGTTTCGGAATTCCCGTCATTAATTCAGCATCAGGCTGAATATAAAATACATCTACTTTTTTACCTTTAAGTTGCTCAAGGATTCCAAGAGAATAATTGGAACTAAACGAAGAGCCAACCACGAAAAATTGAACGTACTCATCCACATTGGAGAAAAACTTTTTTACGTTCGGGATGTTCTCTTCATATTCTTCCGCAGCTTCATAAGACTTTAGCTTGAATTTGTATTTTGAGTTTCTCTCAATGCTGCTGTTCAAAAAATATACATTGTAGTTCTTTGTTTGCTTGAATTTTTCAGCAATTTTTGATGCTGCATTGCCTAAACCAACAATAGAAATCATAGCTTTATCTCGTTCAGATTATAATAATCTTTTCCTGCTCTAAAATTCGATAAATATCCATCTTCAAACACTTTTCTTATTCCAACTATAATATCTCGATCTTTATCCGAATAATCAATTACTATTTCATCATGAACAATGTGAGAGATAAACGACTTTTTGCCCTCAAGCATCTGATCAATTAAAACCGCCTTTGCCAACACACGATCAGCAGTCGTGCTTTGAATCAAATAATTTAGCGCCTTTCTCTGTTCCACTTTAATCTTACGTCCATATGGAGTGTGAACACAGCCATCTATATAGTGCTTGTCAAGAACTTTTTCGCGATCGTAATAGTCCGACTCAATGTCATTTGATTCAGGATTATACAACCACGCAAAGAAATACAACTTAGCTTCTTCGCGTGTCATCTCTAGGTCATTGATAATATTTTGAATATTCCATTCATGTACATCGTATTCTGGCTGCTCTTGTCCGCAAAGATCTAGCAAAGTGCGAATTTCGGCGCCATTATAATCAAGGCTCATCATCAGATCGTTGTGGGGCTTAATGATGCGGCGCAAGTCTTTTTTGAGATTCAGAATAGGAAAAGATCCTGGATGAGTCGACAGTCTACCTGTAACTGTTCCAAACATGTTGTAGTCGATTGTTCGATAGTTCTTCATCAGTTCCTGAATCTTTTGGCGATTCATAGAAGAATAAAACAGATGCTTACAATCTTCACTGTTCAAGTTTAGTTTCTGGTATCTAATCTTGTGCAACAACTTATAGACGCTATCAAGATGTGCGTAGTTCTCGGGCTTCTCGTAGGTGTCAAAAACATGCTCCGTGATTTTGTTTTTGATCTCGCAGAAGCGCACAAGAAAATCGTGAGGGATCAGATCAAATACACAATGATCCATCATGTTGACTTTCGCAATGGCGAAAGACTTGAGATAAGCCTTCATTTTTCTTTGGGTGGCTTGAAGTTCGTTACACAAATCTTCTGGACAGCAATCGGTAATAGCGCGGCCTCCAGCGCGTATCCAGGCATACTCCACAGATGGATCTGTGATAGATGCGCTATATCTCCATGTCTTTGTTAGGTTTATTGGAAGATCTTCAAACGAAAGTTTGCCGTTTGCGTAAATTCCAATGCATTCTGACTTATCATCGAGTGCTTGAAATATCAATAACCACCTCCAGCTGGAGCATCCTCTGTAGCCTCTTTTTTCTTTAGTCTATTAATATAATAACTCATTGAGCCGTTATAGTCAAATGGTAAATTTAAAATTCTTTCAAAAACAAACAAAGCGCTCGTCAGATTTCTATTGGCATTATAAATCTCAATACTATCATTCATCAATTTAAGTTTTTTAGCTTCACTAAATTGTGTTTCTTCCTCGGCTAGCCTAATTTTAAAATATAATCTTAAAAAATCCTCTTCAGAATATTCTTGTGTTAATGTTTGCATGCTATATCTTTTTGATGCCCTATTCCGAAGTGTCGGGGAGCCCTTTCCGCATGCCGATGGAATCGTATAAAAATTTAATCTAACCTTGTCGTATAAATTTAATAAATATCTTTTAAAATTAATATAATAGACTGGAGGGGAAGATTTATAGAAGGCATTTAAGAATGCCGCGGTACTGCCCATTGCGTTTGGCGCAAATAATTCCATTCTTCTTTGCATGCCAAGAGAATTAATGTCGGCTACTAATCTCCAGGGCGCATTTCGATCAATCATAAAACCATGATCGTTAGCAGCATTAACATAAAATTGCCAATTTGGACTGTTGACAAATTTTTCATATTTATCATCATCATTTGAAAATTTTAAATCAGCAATCTCAATAACTAAGCCAGAACAATTAATTGGACACAAGCGACTTTTAATAAATGCTGGCTGTGTAAAGGGCATCCTTCTTACGCCCTCACCACTAAAAATAATATTTTGTAGGTTGGTTAGAAACACATCAAAATTTAACACAGCAATATTATCTTTCGTAAATCTTTTTTTAAGAACATCTGAATATGACTTATGATATTGTTCATACAAAATTTCTGGATTTTCGTATCCCTTGTGTACTCTTAAGTTGCTTAGGTAGGGATCATCGCTTTTTATAATTCCTAATTTTGATCGTTTTTTAAATTGCAAATTCATATCTTTAAAGGCATGCACAACAAAATTCAATGCACCAATTCCTTGTTCATCTTCACCACTAAGTTGAACAATCTCATTTTCTGTTTTTAAAATTACAGGAACATAATATCTACTAACGCGACCATATAAAAACTTTTCGGCGTATGTAAAGTCCATGACGTGATTTCCAAAACCCTTCAAATCGTTCTTATATACAATTTTTTTATAGAAAAGTTTTAATGTTCTTTCATTATTGCTTTTGGTGTGGTTTATACCCATTTTGTTTTATTTTCCTTTACATTTTTGAACGTTATGTATTCCGCCCTCTCCACAATCTTTCTTTCCTTGTCCCTTGGAGTCTACTTCGTTAACCCATTTCGCGGTAATCTTGGTATTAGCAACTCCGGGACCAAAATCATGTTCTGATCTAATAATCATATAATAGCCCCCAATGCCATATTGAGTCAAGTTTAGAGGATCGCATGCCGTTAAATTGGTTGTTGGTGCAAAACTTTGTGGATTAACAAAAATATAGGTACCAGGGAACGTCTTTACAAAAGCATACGTATCAATATCAACATCATACACAACACGAAGTTGTTGCAAGCCATCGTAACCCTCTTGTTCAAATCTAACTTCCTGTAATCCAGGGGTCTGTGTTTTGCTTAAACTAATGTTCTTTATAATGCCACGATCTTTGCCAAGAACATAATGCATTATTCCAGCATCCTCATCGGTGCTGCGGGTACCGGTCATCTTCTCCATGGGCCTTACTCTACCAGCATAGAAGCTTAAATAATTTATTTGCTTGTCAAAGCCTAAATTTCCTCCATCATTTTGGCCGGCGATTCCTGAAATATTCAAAATGCTATTTTTCTTTGCCTCGATTGCACGACGCTGCAATTGGGGAAGCCCGATTCTGCCTTTCTGTGCCAGTTGTGTTATTTCATCAAATTCCCCTCGCTTTCCACCACCTCTGTAGGAGCTTACCACTGATTGATTAACATTAATTTTTTGTTTAACATTTGTAGTAAAACAGGTATCATCATTTAAAAAATTTCTTACTAATGAATTAAAAAGATTATTTAAAAAATTTGCAAGAGTATATATTGATTCTTCTTTTTTCGTCAATTTATCTGTCAAAAATTCAATAAAATATTTCACTGAAATTGGCAGGTCGCCCATATTGATGTTGCTGGTTTTTAAATCGTCTGTTCTACTGACGAGTTCCAAAGGCCCCAGAAGGACTCTAAATTTTTTAAATTCTGCTGCGGCTCTCTTAATCTCATTTGCTTTGTTGGTTAAATCACAGGGGTTTAGTGGGTCTTCGACAGGGAGTCCGCCATCCGAATCCGTGGGAATCGATTTCGCCCAAGCGGACATGTCCTCAAAGTATCCCGTCATATTGTCTAATATGGTATCCACTAAATCACCGAGATAAAAAAATGGAACATCAGCCTTGTTTGGATTGTTCACAGTTAATGCTGCACGAATGGCACCTTGATTAAGTTCCTCGCCGGGGTTTTTTTCTAAATAAGGCGATAGGGCGGCCTCAACGTCCAGCTCATTGTTATTGGTTCTTTCGTCTGATGTTTGTGGCACAATTGGCTCTGAAATTTCGTAAAAAGGGCCCTTGCTCATAAAATTTCTTATCTCATCATAATCCATATCGATATAATATATTACATCTCTTAGCATCATGGAATTAACTAAATGAGAAACACTGGTGCGTTTTTCTTCTGATATATCTTTTTGAGAATCTCTTTTTAATATTTTTATCTCTTCTCGCTTGCACATGCGCCTGTGGTTCTTGTACGTTAGTTCCCTACTAATTTGCTTTTTAGAAATCTCAACATCTGTGAAAATATTATATAATTTTTGATCGAAGAAGTCATCCACATAAGCTAAATAATTAATTTCAAAGACAACCCTTCCTTGTTCATCAAATTGAAAATCGTGAACTGTAGGGGTTAAATTTAATGTGACAAACGAATCATAAAGTGCCGTCTTCACACCGGGACTAAGATGGCCCGAGCCACCTGGAGGAAGTGCCCAGCCAACAACCGCTTTTAATCTAAAATTTAATTTTGCTAGTTCTTGATTTTCGTATCTCAAGCCAGAATTGTAACATCGATTCGTCTTACTTCTGCCTTTATTTGAGGTTTTTAACGCTAAATCAACATACCGCCACTTATTGCCTCCAGTGCCTCTCTCGTCCAACAATTCATCAAAACTATTGGCAAAAATTGCCAACTTAGCTTTAATGCTTTTTTTTGCCGAAAAGGGATTAGAGCCTTCGTAACTAAATTGAAAATTTTGAATTCCAACACCAAATCCTCTTCTTTTCTTGTTGGTTAATATATCTGATACTGTGTCCGCGTTAGCAAATGAATCAAATATTATTTTAATTTCATCTTCTTTTCCAGTTTTTTCGTCGAATTCAATTTTATAAAGTGATATTTTCGGCTGGAGAGTTGAGATGTCCCAATTATTTGCATCGAAAAGATATTTGTCGCTAGCATTGTTTGTTAATTTATTAAAGTATCCATAAGGATCTGCATCAATCATAATGCTAGAATTCACGGAGCTTTCCAAATAAGGGGCCGGCTTATAGGCCCGGGTACCACCATCGGCTGCGGCGACCTGTTGAGCGTCTAGGCCTTTTTTCCAACTAGCTAAAGCGTGTATGTTTGCTAGTAAAAAACACTGCTCTCTAAAAATAAGATTCTTTGTGTAAGCGCTTGTATTTTGAAGTATTTCGCCTTCCGCAGCGGTGATTTTATCTAAGTGTTCCTGGGCCAGGGCGCGCTCTTTGTCCGAGATAAGAGGGTCCTCTGCATAAGTTGCAGCAATTTGCTTATAGTCAGCTGTGGCTACATATAATTTTACATCAAGCTCTAGTGCGCAGTGAGAGCTTTCCCGCAGAGTTATGGCCGCGAGCTTCAGGTCCTTGTAGCCCTGCAGCAGCGCTTCTATGGCTGTGGCGCCAATAAAACCA